TCATTCCATACCAATTTCATGTAATTCGCTTGTTCCTAGCTTCATAAGTAGAACTTCTAATGATTCTACTGGAAAAGGGTGTTCTTGTACAACTATGCTTATTTTCAAATGCTCATTATCAACAGGATCTAATTCTCCTAAAAACCAAAATCTATTTTCAGGTTCAAACCAGTATAACCACTCTTCAAATAGCCAATCTTCACTATGCAATATTTTTGATTTTGAAAAAGAATCCGTAAAATATTTTGGCAAAATAGAAAGCCATCTATCTACATTTGGCCATTCAGGAAATGTATTTTCATTGATTATCAATAATATATCAATTGCCTTTTTACTAATGCCAATAGCAGAATCCTTACTGCAAGTCACTATATAGTTTACAATGATTCCTTCTTGTTTTTTCATAAAAGCATCGGATAACATTCTCTTTTTTTCATTTTCCAAATTTAATTTTAAGGTGTTTAAAAAAGTCATAATTGCCTCCTATGATGTTAGAATTATTTTTTTATTTAATCTAGCTCTTTTTTCAGTAATATATGGTAGTCGATACCTATAATTGCTTCTATCGTTTTCAAAAGAACAACCTCTAAACGGAGATTCTCATTATAATCAAAACCTAAATTCACCACAAATGCACTAGACCCTAATTACATCATCTTTTGTTCCTTTTACCTATTTTCAGAAGTTGTCATTTACGGGGCAAGGTAATCCATTTTAATTGGACTTGCTTTTGATATTGACGTAAAGTATATAATTACTGTGCAATCAGCTACCACACTCCTATGGAGACTGGTGAAACATGTCTAACACTTAGGAGAGGTCAACCTGATATTAATAACATTAAAATATTATAATAATCTAAGCTCTAATTTGCATCAACATAATCAAACTAAAATAGATGCTTTTTTCACATTAAAAATGGATGGAAATAGCACAAATTTTGTCATAAATGTCATGAAAAATACGGAATAAAACAGATATTATAAGATATAAAAAAATCTCTAAAACATCCATCCAACCTTTAATATCAAGGTTTTTCAACGTTTTAGAGATTTCTTTAATATAGCTATTTACGTCCTGAGAGGGATTAATATACGTTGATATATAGCAATTTATAATGTGTTTGCCACAAATTTTGCCACAAACGTTTTATGTGTTTGTAAATATTATTTGTTTTTACATTGAAATAAATACTCTTAATAAATAGTTTTTAAATCTATATCTTTCTTGTCTACTTTTCTACAAAAAGCTTTTAACTTTTTTATTTCAAGCAACTCTGCGAACAACTTTTCAACAGCGTTCTTCTTTCCCTCAATATAGCAGATGTATCTAAAATCATTAAAGCTATATAGTCTCATGTCATAACCTCGCAGAAAACAATATCTTCTATATTAATGTCGATTATTCGTTCGTCAAAGCGTTCAAGCTGTACAATATGTTTTTCGTTATCAATGTGGACCGGAACTACATACTTGTATCGCACATGATGATTGTTCTTTAAAAACAGTACTTCTATTGACCAGTTCCGCTTAAGTGCATCTGTTAATACTATTGAATGTTCTAAAATATCATCAAATAAGTTATACATTTACTTCACCTCTTGCTAACATTATACGAACAAACGTTCTTGAAATCAAGTGTTAAAAAAGTGTTGTATTACATAAAAATCTATGTAATAATATTCACATGAACGATTTTCGTTCATTATTTCATTCAACTATTAGCTGTTTGACATCCCGTTTTTTACATCTGAACATAACAGCAACCTCGAACAAAAGCGTTTGGGGTATTTTTTATTTTCCATAGAAATTAATTGATATAACAATTACGCTAAGCTTATGTTTAGCGTGTTTTTTTGCATAAAAAAGCCCACCGAGTGGTGGGTTAGTTAATTTCGTCAATGAATTGCTTAACTTTAGCAATACTAACACTGTATAAATCAGGGTACGTATTTTTTAAAGATGACATTTCTTTATTTGCAACATCATTACTATTAACAGTATTGACTTTGTGCGTTCGTATATATGACTTATTTTCTTTCAAATTCAGAAGAGGATAGTCAGACTTGAGAACTTTTAAATCATATTCCTCATGAATATGACGCTCTTCAGTTACTCTCGATATTGGTAAAACCGTCAAATCGCATGGAATTAAATCTTTTTCTGCATTGATTACTAAAATCGGTCTAGACTTATACTTCATTTTCTTTTCTCTAACATCATAATATGGAAATTTTGAGGTTCTAATAGTACCTATTAAATCTGAAGAATCTTTCATCGAAGCACCTCTTCGTTAAAATCTTCAAATTCATCAAGATACATGCCGTATTGATGGTCAAAAATTCTAACTTTCTCAGCATCTTTTTCAATATCCTCTAGCTTTAAAACTTCACAACCGCTATCTTCATCATTTAATCCTATTCTGCTATTTTTCCATGACAATTCATTGTGTGTCATCTCTCTTAAAGACCATGCTTCAAACTTTCCGTATGTGTTTACTACATTGTCTATAATATACTTTTCTGTTTCAGATAATGGTTCGCCTTCATAAGGGGTATACCCATTTTCTAAGAAATATCTTAATTCTGGTACAACAGGACCATGCTTCCACCCTTGAATGTCATTTTGAAATAGAATTTCGCCAGTTAAAGCTATACTTTGGCGCTGAGCCAAATATATTAGCTTTTGTAACTTCATTTCACTGTTCTCAAATAAAGATCTCGAATAGCTCTCATAGCTATGGATTAAATAACGGGCAAATAAAGTAACGTCCTTCATTTTAAACCCTCCTTTTTGGATTAACATCCAATTGAAGTGACTTGTAGTCACTACATCTTATATCATTCTAATACACTTTAAGCGTACTTGTAAACCTTTTTCCAAAATCAAAATTCAACGTCAATTTTGGTCAAACAGTACAATATCCTTGTATCTCCTAATTGGGAGATTTTTCAAAAGATACAAACGTAACTCAAAAAAAATATAAACAGCCAAATTTAATACCTCTGCGTCCTTCTTCGTACTCCTTGAAACAGAGGGTTTCACTAACAGTTAAAAATATTTTAATTTTTATCTTAAAATCTCTACTTCTATTGTAATCTAATTCACATTTTTCAAAGTATCACAAAAGTATCCTTAAATAAAAAAACCCCCGCAAAACGCGAGGGCTTTAAACTAAATCTTTTTAACAAACTTCTTGTTAGCAGTGAGATAGTAACCGCTCTTCGTCTTCAAGCGAGGTGTCCCGCCTTTCGTTTTCCCCATCCCCGAAATCGTGAAGACTGTGCCAGCCGGAAATGTTCCGCCAGTTTTATGCTTCTCTGTAAAGTCTACTGAATTGTATAGATCACACTGTACCAGTGTTTTGATTTTTTTAGGATTTTCTGTGTAGTATGTGTTTTTGCTTGCTGGTGTGTGTGATTTTCCTGCTTTTAACTTCGCTAATAATGTTGTGTTCTGCGTTGCTGTTCCACTGTAATTTTTAATTCCGTAACTTGTCGCTAGTTTTTTGCGATTCGCAAAGCTTGAATCTAGTTTGTTTAAATTCATATAATCTACTAATCCTAGACTGTTCGTGTTCGCATTTGCGCTCGGTTTAGGAGAATTACTAGTACTAGCTCCTTTTCCAAAAGTATCAGTCCCATAGCCTTTATAATTAAATTGAAGGTGCGGATTGTCTACAAATCCAGACCAATCACCGCCCCATTCAAATCCAAGGGACTTCGCTTTTGCCACAAATTTCTTGCCTTTGTCTGAACGATAAGCACCCCAATCGACCGTTTTACCTTTCGCCATGACATAGTCTAATGCTTGTCCTACCAAGTGATAAGAGCGCATTGTTTGAGACGCACCGTTAGCAACATTTGCGGCTTGTTGTTCTTTCGTTCTAATTGTTTCGTAGATTAATACTTCAATTCCGTTGTTTTCGGACCAATCTAGCAATTTTCTAGCTGCCGCTTTCGTATTGTCTGCTAACTTATTTACATTCGCTAAACTTCTACTATAATAGTAACTTGCCATTACTTATCATCCTCTACTTTTTTATTTTTATTCAAAACTAACTCACTGTCACTTGTGCCGCTTGTCGTGGGGTCGTTCACTACTCCTAACACACCGAGCAATAGAAATACACTGTTAATCATATCTAGCGCTTCTTTGTTGATAGTGTCAGCAGGAATTGTTACGCCGAACCACCCAAGTACTTGCTGTACTAATACCAGAATTAGCGGGATAACTGACACCCAAAAAACCTTCGATTTCATTCTTACTTTCCAGTTAATTTTCATTATTTTTCCTCACCTCCTTTTCATTTCCACAACATCGGAGCAATTGTAATTATTGTTGTAATCACTGCTCCAATAAGACCGATTATTGCGACAGTCACGCCAACGTCACTTGTTTTTGCCTTTGTTTTTGCCCTTTCCTCATTCTCCGATTTTGCTTTAATTTCCGTTAATTCGATATCGTGATCATGTAAATGAATCGTTGTATCACTTGCAAAGCGATCTAATGTTGTCGCTGTTCTCTCTGTATTTTTTGCAATTTGATCTAGTGATATCGAAAGCGGAATAACAATATCTTTTAAGTCGCTTAAGTCGTCACCTAACACATCAACTTTGTTTTCTATTTTCTCAATATCTTTTGATACATCTATCTTCAACTTGCTTTCATGCTCTAGTAATTCTAATCTCGTCACATATCCTACTTGTTTTTCAGCTTCCACAATTCGAAACCTCCCACTCCAGCGATGAATAAATTAAAACAAGCGCTCAAACCGTATCGAACTGGGAGCAACCACTGCGACTGACCTTCTGCGCTAGCAGATGCGTAAAGAAACAAAATGAATACTCCTACGATCCCCCCAATCAGCATATTGATATATTTTGCTTTACTTGTTTGAAATATCGATATCAAAATCAACACAGAACTGACTATAAAGAATAGTCCCCATGTGTCCATATTCATCAAGTCATCCATCAATTTATACGTGTCGCTTCCTTCTGCAACTGCATCACCTCTGATAATCAAAAATGCGCCTGTCGCAAAGCTGAATAGAGATACTTGTAAAGAAAAAAGAATACTAAAAACATCTTTATAGCTCTTATTCAATAATTGATTCTTTAAATTGATCAACCATTTTTTCATTCACTCCACTTCCTACTTTTTGACATAAAAAAAATAAGCCGAATTGGCTTTAATCTAAAACATAAAATAATTGATTTAACGCAAAATAAGTAATACTCGTTTCCGCTGGTATAAATCCCATCGCGTTACTTGATGAAGCATGAACACGCCCACCACTCGCTTTGTTTGTTGGTGCGTAAGCCATCGCGGTTTTCGTTGTTTGGACCTCAAAAGGAACAGAAGCGAAAGCATTATTTGTAGCAGTCCACGCTGTTGATTTTTGAACTTGGCCGCGGAAGATAGCAAATCTGATTCCAAAAACACATACGACTCTGTATTGAGGTGTGTTACTTTCCGCTGTTGAATATCCGGAATTCAATATTAGATTCTGCCAGGATGTTGAATAAAACGAATCTGCATCAATTGAAAGCTTAATATTTCCATTCTCATTAAACTGCAGAGATTTACTAGTTAAAATAGAATTTCCTAGGCTACTTTCCCCGGCAACATCGATTAGTTTCTGCGCAACTTTGTATCCGCCTAATGTACTGATGATGCTTTCTAATACTGCCGACCCTATACCCGTAGGCAAATATGAAGTTGAATTGAACCCGTCATCATTCATTTTGACAGTTCCAGTGTAAAGATTATCGTCGCTATCTTTGTAATTTATGTTATGAATAAATTCCGCACCAGTAATGCTACCACTCTTCACATCACCAAGCTCGGCAGTGATAGCGGAAAGTTTACCCACACGCAACGCGTTGTAATCCAAAGGTAATTCTACCCAACTATTCCCGTTCCAAGTAAAAACACCAACAATTGTTTTAGTGTTTTCGTCTATTTTAAACCATGTGTCACCTTCGACTGGAGCGCTTGGCTGAGTTTTATCAAAAACCGGTTTATGATTACTAACTGATTCAATCAATGCATTGTTCGCAACGGTAATCGCCTCTTCTATTTTTTCGTTAATTTCTGGATCTGCTTCCTTAATATCTAATGTTTGACTCACCCATTTTTCTCCATCCCACCTTCTCAAAACATTTGGTGTCACACTACTATCCATCCACAGTAAATCGGTGGTCGGGTTTAACGGTGCTTCACCAGCTACTATTGCATCGTTAATATCTGTTAATGTTATTTCCGCTGCTGCTCTAATTGTCATTATCCAACATCCTTTCTTCTGGCATAGCATAAATACGATTGTATCGTTTGCCCGCCTCTCCTTGCCCTAAATTTAGCTGCATCATTCGCTTGCCATTTGCATCAAGAAATGGATACGCTCCTTCGCATTCGTTAGTTGAACCTTGTGCAGGATAGTATTTTTTTTGAAAAACATGATGATAAACTAAACTATTATTAATCATATCCCAACACCAAACTTGATTTTTATCAGTGCCTGTAAAACTCCCTCCGGCTGACAAATACGCGTATGGAAACATTACATGCATTCCTTGCAACGTATATAAAGTAGTTGTAAATCCACAGTCTTTTGTCCTAAATGTATATAAAGGAGCTATTTTCCCGGCAAATAAATCAGACTTTTTAAAAACATTAATACTTAAATTGGAAACGCCTGGACTCATAACTACATAGTCGCTTGTTTTATCGTATGTTACTCGGAAACCGTCAGGCGCTTCAAGTTTAAATGCCATCGACTCATCGTAAAACTGTTCTTTCAAAGGGACATATTTAAACATTGCTATCGCCTTCTCTGCTTGGGGCAATGGTGTTACATAATAAGACCAGATGTGCGCCTCACCAGACGAAGTGTCCACGCCAAACATAGTCCCATGTCCTCCGCCGAGAATCCACATCATATCGACGAAAGTACCATCAAGCGTAGTTCTATAAATATTGTATGATTGTTGTCCACCGACTTTACTTTTTTTACTTCCATAATATTCTTGCGACCAGTATATATAACCATTTTCCACGTCTATTTGCGCACATTGCATAACCGATAAATTTACTTCTATCCCAGCAGGGAATTCGCGTGGAAGTTCAGCATACATATAACTTTCTTCTTCATTAATCATTAATATACTAGCTTCACTTCCTTGATTGACCGAACATCTAATAGTGGCATTGATAAAAACGTCTTCTCCAGAGATATTAACAACATTACCTACGCCTATCTGTGCTTCTTCCCAAACCAAGTCGTGTGTACCGTCGTTGTTTATCTTCTCCCAAATAAAATCACCACGCTCAATACTATTCGTTATGTTTGTTTTCCCATCGTAAACTCTTGCAATAAGTTGTGTAGTGCCAGCGTTATTTTTAAAAGTAGAACCACTCGTGCTAAATAATTCTACTTTCCACGTCTTCGTTTCTTCTATTTGTTTTTTAGCTTCTTCAATTTGCGCTTGAAGTTCCCAAATAGCCAGTGGTGTGACGTTTTCCAATTCGATATAATCACCAAGAACAACCTTGTTTTTAGACGGATCACTAAAAGAAGTTGTCTTTTCTATGATTCTTGCAGATAAAGTTATATCCATGTCCAAGTCGACTACTCTTACTGTGTCTCCAAGTGTGACTTGGTGTAGCTCATAGCCTAACATCTCTGCTAGTAATATCACGTCTACCTCATATGTGGATAAAGGATGATTAACTTTTTCAAGCTCTAGTAGCGCCCAATCTTTTAAAGCTTGCGCGTTTGTTATTGTATCTTTTGTTATGACACCTTTTAAATATTCTCTGCCATCGTTATACAGCCAGTTCGCTTCATCATCATAAATGTAATTTAAACCATTATTAACTGATTTAATTGTCAAACCATCTTTACCAAGCGGGATAAGAGCAGTGTACATCGTTTTATCAGTTGTAATTCGTTTAAGACCTTGAATGTCTCTTGCGTACTCAAATCGTTTCGCAGTATTGTTGCCTCGTTCGTCAACTAAATCAAATTTATAATTAATGATTTGACCACCAAAGCTTTCTACGTAAGCATCAATTTCTGCTTTATATTCTGCAATAACTTGTTGTAATCCAGCTTGAGCCGTTATATTGTCTGCAAATTCAATAGTGCGTATTTGTCCAACAAATTCTCTCTTACCAATTGACCATCCTGTCTGTTGTAAAATATATTCAAGCGCCATGTCAGCTCTTATATCAGTCAGTAATTTATTGGAAATAATAGTTGCATTTAAATCATAAATAAATGCATTTTCTGCTGTTGCTTTGATGTATCGTCCTTGCATATTTAACCCGTTTTCAGATTCATAAATACGAAATAATCGTAACTTAGCTTGTTCGTCTTCAAACAAAATATAATTACCTTCGTGAATATGTTCAGCCATTTCATGTTCTGCGGGGATGGTAACAGTGTATGTGTCATCAAAGTTTTCAAGCTTCTCATTTCTCTCATCATCCCAAAAAGGACACGAAAAAGGCATGTCATTAGATAACACGCCTACAGTTGTTCTTTGTCTATTTAGAATTGTTAACATTCTATACCTCTCCTAATATGTCGTCGGTCTGTATTCTATGGACCACTCCGCTCCTTCGCTGAAAGCCACTGGAGTTTGATAGCCGCCAAAAAACGAAGGAAATGAACTTCCGATTGCTAAATTTTCCATGAACACTGAACCATTTTTCATTATGACCCCAGCTTCACAATCAATCATAATTTCATCACCTTTATGAATAATAACCTCTGGATTATTTTTAATATCTGCCTCTGGATTAACTTTTTGTACAACCAAGTCACAAAAAACAACATCATTGTCTTTGTAAGTTTGATTATTAAAATCTTCTGGAATATCCATTTTTGCCATGTAAATTCCGATGCCTGCTAACTTAGTAGCAAATTTGTTATTTGAGTCTTTCCATTTGTAGGTTCGTTTCCAAGCTTGACTGCCTTTATCATTCAATTTAACTATTTCCGCAATAAACAACTGTCCACGCTTTTCAATAGATAGGTTAAAGTACGCATCTGAAAATTCATTATAGTTATTTCCGACTTCATACGTTGTGTTTATTGTTTTCCAAACTTGCTTAGTCTTTGTTTTACCTTTTTCTGTATACTTCACTGTTTGTTGTACTTTTTTTGAATAAACCACTTTCGTATTCTTTTTCTTAACTACTTTCCCCTCAGTTGCAGCAAAAAGATATCTATCTTTCGTTGTTCTCCCAATCTCTAGTCCCAAATTCATAGCTCTCCCATTTTGGGCATCTTTAATCATAAATTTACCCATGCGTTTGCTATCTTTGTCTAACAAATACAATTCTATTTTTGTTCTAGCGCGTGGGTATTTTTGAGTAATATTTGCCAATCGAGCGGTGACTTTCCAATTGTCTAATTCTGACGTCAACATTCGTTTCATTACAGGACCTCTCCATGATTTGTAAGGCGCGGTTTCTGTTTTTTCACCATAGGAATTTACACGAATGGTGTTTATAGTTTGTTTAAATGAACTTGTTTTCGCAGGCTTACCATTTTCTAATTCCCAAGTGATGTTACTTTGCCCGACACCATCCCACAACGTCATGTCATTTGCTCTATCGGACAACACGTTCTCATACATTTTCACAGCTGTTTGTCCTGTATCGGGGTCAATATCAGCCCCTAGAAATATATAATCATCATCTGTTGCAAATGATAGACTAGTTAAATCGTCGGTTGCTATCGCATGAATAATTGGACTTGTTGATTGTGAACCCGCCACCTCGATTATAGCCGGGCTTTCTGGTAAACTAATTTCTTGTTGTTCTCCATATCCACGAGGATCACTACATATAAATGTAATGGTTGTTGTATAATTATCTGTCTGTAATTCCGTTAACTCTGCCATTTGGGCAAAATGACCGTAATAAATCCATTCTGGTTCATCATCAAAGATTATTTCGCTTTCAAAACTATTAGTTTGGATGATTAAGTTATTAAGATCGTGTGCTATTTCTACTCGTTCAGTTTCCGATTTCCCCATAAGCGTAATATTAATGTCAAAGCTTCTAGTACCAACGGAATTACCAAAAAAGTACCCACCGATTTTGGCAGGTACTTCTTGGATATTCTCAGTGATATTGATTGCATTTCTTTTGATACTATTAACAACTGCTGGAATGTCATTGCTATGGATTCCAGCATACGTAAATCCTATTCTAGTCACGTTTTCTAACCCCCTGAACTCGGTCTTTTCTACTTATACGATTGTTCTGCGTTTTTGTAATTACAGGTTCTACTAAACTTCCGACCTTATTTATGTCCATATACACGTCACTATTTTTTTGAAGTAGTTGCATTAAAATCTGATTCTGCTGTTGAAGCAATAAAATCATGTCAGAATTGTCAGGACTATTGACAACAACACTTCCTCCATCGTTCATTCCAATGATTTCTTTTGTTTTTTTGATTAATTGAACTGCTCGATTTTTCCGAGTAAGCGGTATGACTACTTCCGGCTTATTGTTCTCAGCAACTTCTATCATTTCATTTTTGTTTACAAAACCACCATTAGCAAATCTACGATGTCCTCGTGGTCCCCAGCCTCGTTTTCCGTAGGGAAGGTCGTTTCTCCATGATGAGTTATTGAAGAACGCCAGTAACTGGTCGTAACCAGAAAAAATATTATTATGACCTTTCATTCTGTATGCGTTAAAAGTCTGCGGTATATATTGAAGCAAACCTTTAGCAGGGTTGCCTGATAATGTATTAACATCCACAACAGCAGATGACTGAGTTATTTTTTCATTCCCGCCAGATTCACGATGAATTTGTGCAATAATGCCTTTTAATTCACTACCGGACAAATCCACTTTCATGGCTAGAGCCGCTTTCTTAATAACACTAGACCACGCTGAAGCACCTTTCCCAGCCGGTCCTGCCACTGGCGCAGTTTCTTTAAAACCAGACAGCATTTTCTCCAAAGGTGCGCCGATACTGTTTTTTAAATAGTTAAACATGTCAGAACCTAAATTACCATCGTTACCCATTTTAACGCCAACAGACAAGCCACCAAAAAGTTTATTTAAATTTTTGATAGGATGCGCTGCCCAGTCAAAAGCTTTTTTAGAAAAATCAACTACTTTTCCAGCTACCGCTTTTGTCCCATCCCAAGCGTCACTCAAGAAATCATTGATCGTTGAATTGCCACTTGCAAATCCAGGTAATGTTTTACCAAGACCACCTTGCATGACTTTTTTCGAATCTGCATGATTCAAAATTTTAGTACCTGGCGCAACATGCGTTATTTCTGCACCATTCGCACCTAAAATCTGAGCTTGTGCTTTGCGTTTATTATATGCAATCTCAAATCCTTCTTCGCCAGCCATGATTTGTCCGGACGCATTGTTAGAACCTGTGTAATCCATTGCTAAGTTACTACCGTATGATGTTCTTTTGCTAGTGTTTATTTTTTTTGTGTCATTATTATAACCTTTTGGCTTCCATTCAGGAATAGTAGGTAAACTAAAAAACTTTAATACTTTATTTATTCCGCCGGTAACAGAGTTGATTACACTAGCCAAACCTGCTTTGAAATTATCCCATTTTGACAGCGACTGACCCGTTTCCCAATCAACCTGTTTCAAATGACCTGAAGCTTGTTTTTTTGCTTGGTCAACAACACCAGTGTGCATTTTTTTCGCTTCACTAATTGTTTTATTCTTTTGGCTCTTAGCTTTTCTTACAATATCATCATGTTGTTTCTTAGTAATAGTTCCGTTTACATAGTATTCTTTATCAGCGGCAGCGACAACTTGTTTGTATTTACTATTTGCTTCTTTCACAGCACCGTCTTTGGCGCGTTTAGATTCTTTTACGACTTTTGAAGCTTGTTCTGTACTTAATTTTCCACTACTGTCTTTCAGTTTTCCTAAAATTAATTTTTGCTCTTTTGCAGACTTACTCAAAGAACTAACCACAGCAGTTTCTTGTTTTTTAGATATTGCTTGAATTTGATTACTATATATTTGATTACTAGTTTTACGTTGATTTGCAGCATTACGTTTGATGCTCGTAATTTGCTGTTCCTCCGAAGCAGTTAAAACTCTACCTTCCTTTGCAGCTTTTGCGTTAATTGCTTTTATGTCTGCTTTCTCTTTCTTTGTAATATCAGCATTTTTAGTAGCCATGTCTTCATTTAGCTTTTGAATTTGTTCGTTGTTTTTCTTCACTTCATCTAATGACAATTTTTGTATTTTTGCTTGCTTCTCTTTAACCGCTTTTATGTCTGCTTCTGATAACATGCTATTCTTTGACAAAGTATTTAAATTCTTATCAGTACTTTTTTTAGTCTTCTCAAAAGATTTCTCGACTAGTGCAACCATCCCATTATAATTTTTGCTAATTTTATCAGATGTTGATTTAGTGATTACATCCCCGGACATTTCCAAATACTTTAATTCAGAGATTGCGTTTTGAGACATAGTTTTATAAGAATTTACATTTTTTGCTGTATCTTTACTAATACCTTTTCCGGAAATGTCCGTTTTCAAAGGATTAGCAAACACATCTTTTATAGCCGCATATCCTGCTTTCGCCATTTTAATTTGATCGTTAATTTGATTAACTGGATTCAATAGAATAGGATGTTCTTTTGCTGAGAATGAAAGTGCATCCCAAATTAAATCGAATTTAGCTTTATATTCAGGTATTTCCTTCTGTATTTTTTTACCGAATGCCTGCCCAAATTTAGTTCCAGCAATACCTCCTATTGCCGCACCTACAGCTGTTCCAATTCCTGGAGCAATTGCTGTTCCTATAGCGGCTCCTGCTGCCCCGCCAGCTAAGCTCCCACCAGCGCTACCAGCTTTATCGCCAGCATTTTTCTTGTTAATACCAATAAGTTGTGTTGCAGATAATGCAATTCCTAGACCAGGTAATGCCTTCCCGACGCCTTTCAAACCAGCCCCGATTTTTCCGAATTTGCTATAACTCGCAATATCGCCTGCCATATCAGCTGTAGATAATGCTTTTGCTCCTTTGCTTCCTTTAAAAAATGAGCCAGCTTTACCTAAGAAACCTTTACCTTTTCCTCCACCGACTGGCAAAGCATTTCCAGCAAGTTGCGTAGTCGCAGCATTAGTTCCGGCAGCGACCGAGTTTTCTGCTAACGCGGCTGTTAGTTTCTTTACAGGTGAGATAGCAGCTGCTGCTCCTTTTGCAATAAATCCAAATGCTAGTCCAGCCACCGGAATCGCTACCGCAACTACACCTGCTGTGGAGATAACCGTTTTAGTACTATCATTCAATCCATTAAACCAATCAGCTGCTTGTTGAATATACTTTCCTAGACTACGTAATACCGGTGTCAATGATGTTCCTATGCTTATTGCAAAGGTTTCAATTGCACCAGAAATTTCTTCAATAGTACCTTTCAAATTATCCATTTTCATTTTAGCTACATCGTCTGCAGTTACTTTACCCATTTCAGTGCGCATTTTTTTTATTCCTTCTGCGCCTTCACGATAAGCAATATTCCCAGCACGAACTGCATCGGAGCCAAACATAGCACCTAGCGCCGCACTACGCTGTTCAGAATTTAAGTCTTTTAGACTACTTTGCAATAAACCAGATATTTCTTCTGCTGATTTCAATTCCCCATTTGTATCGTAAAACGCGGAGTGAACCGCTCCAGTAGCAACTGTTAATTCTTCAAATTCTTTGTTAACTTTAGAAGCGCTTGCCTTTGGACCTGCTAAACTTTTAGCTAAATCTTGAATTTGTCCCATTAATTTATCTGTATCGTTAGAAAGCGGTTTTACACCATTTTCTTGCAATACTTTCATGGCAGTTTCGTTGTCCACAATGCTTAAACCTAGAGCATCAAATTGTTCCCATGCTGCCTTTGTTGTAGGGTGTAATCTTTGTAGCATAGTTTTGAGAGAGGTCCCCGCATCGGAACCTTTTAAACCATTTTGTGCGAATACTGCTAACATTGTAGATGTATCATCAAATGACAGACCAACGCCACTCGCAACAGCAGAAACTTGTTGTAAAGACATCTTCATTTCTTCTACACCAGTGGCAGAAGCATTTGCCGCACCAGCTAGAATGTTTGCCGCATCCGCCACGCTTAAATTATCATCCTTAAATGCGTTTAAAACTGTAGCCGCGATTTCTGCCGCTGAAGCTAAATCTAACTCACCCGCTGTTGCTAATGAAAGCGCACCTGAAAGCCCGCCATTGATAACATCTTTTACTGAAAGACCTGCCTTTAAAAGTTCTTCTTGCGCCTGTGCGGCTTCTAAGGCGGAGTATTTCGTATCTGCACCTTGTTGAATAGCTAGTTCTCTCAATGCATCTTTATATTGATTTACCTCGCCAGGGGACATAACAGAAAGAGTATTCGACATTTGTTGTTCAAAATCAGCCGCTTTTTTGGTAGCAAAACCTAAACCAAGCGCAACTGGAGCCATATACAAACTTCCTTTTTTCCCGAAGGCGACAAGCTTATCACCTGTTTCATTTAACTTTTTTTGATACTTGTCTAAATCTTGAGTCACCGTCCCCCACGGTGAACTTTTAACAGCTTGCTCTCTCTTGAATTTCTTATAAGATTCTGTCGTAGTATCAATCTTTCTTTGCAAATTATTGTAATTTGCAACTTCATTGTTTACTGCTTTTTGTCCAGCTGATAAAGCTTTTGGCATTTGTTGTAGTTCTTTGTTAAGTTTGTTATACGCTTTTTGATTTGAGTTGACTTCTTTTTCCGCTTCTTTTAATTCTTTTTCAGTTGCATTACCAGATTTAGAAAGCTGTTCAAAACGTTTTTTTGACTCAGTCAACGTTTTATTAGACTCTTTCAACTCTCCATTTAAAGAAGCATTTCGTTTTTCTAAATCTTTAAAATCGTTTTTAGTTTGAGAAACCATTTTGCTCTGAACAGATAACTTTTTATTAAGTCCATCTAGTTCTGTTTCATAACGAGATAATGTTTTTTCTCCTTTGCCAAAAGCTGAAAGATTTGCTTTCATTTCGCTATTCACAGAACCGAGGGTCCTTTTCAACCCTTTCATTCCCTCGTCCACTCTAGTAGCATCTAGGTCTAGGTTAATCGACAATCCTTGAAGTTTATTCATTATTTACCCCCTTCCTTGATTGACATCTTGATATTGTGATACAAAGTCAACAAGTGAAACTTTGTTATTTTCTGATTTTGCTTCTTCTTTTTCGATTATCAGACGACATAACTTTTTGTATTCTTGATCGTCCGTTTCTCGAATTGTCCAGCCATACTCTTTCATGCAGTAACGCCTAATTGCATCGAGATCGGACAAAAACTCGGTAAGCGTTATTACTTTGCTTCTTCGTCTTCGTCATCTTCAACATCATACTCTTCTGGTGAAATTTCTCGAAAGACAGACACCAAAGTATCGTTCAATTTTTTTGAAGGAATATTTTTTTTAAGAAAATCTACACTCAAATTCTTATCGTTAAATAATTTAACTATGAATTTTAACTGCATTTCTAGAATCATCGTTTTTTTAGGATTATCAGAAGTGTTAATGTATTCTCTAATTTTTTCTTGCATTTTCCAGTAGTCTTCTAATTCAATTACAGAGGTATCTCCTCTCTCATAAAGCTCTTTCTTTTCTGTTTCTTTGTTAAAAATTTCTAATTTAATCATGTTTTCTCCACCTTTTATAATTTTTGTCAATAAAAAAAGAGTAGGAGTTCACCTACTCTTAAAATATTTTATCCTTCGGGTACTGCTGGTGTTTCAACAAAGCCAGGAAAAGCCATTTTATTAATTTTATCTCGGAATTCTTCGCCCACAGCCATCGCAAAAACGTCCCCAGCGTCATTATAAACAAATTCGCCAGTGAGACTAGTTGCTTCTGGTTCCTTTGGTTTATCCTCAGATGTGTTTAATTTAACGTCATCTTGTCCATATTTCCCTTTTAGTAAAGCAAAGAATACCGGTTCCCCTCGCAATGTTTCACTTTCCATCACGCATGAAGCGTATGGTGGATTAGTGTTTTTCCCAACAGTTACAATACCATCTGCGTTCTTTTGACGACCTAATAACTCTTGTCCTAATTCGAAAGGTAGTTCCATAATACTAATCGTTTGCTTAACATCACCAGAACCTTTTTTGGAAATGTAGTACGGACCATTGGATGCAAAAACTTTAATAGCCTCTGCATCAAGACCAGAAATATCCGCTTCGACCGTACCACCTTTTTTATTCTTACCATTTACTTCTACTTTTTTTGTTACTTTTTCGTCTTTTTCATCAAAAATACCGAAAGTCGCTTTTTCAAATCCGATCGTTGTAATCATTTATTTCACTCCTATTATTTTTATTGATATAGCTTATATGGCAATCCATTATATTTTCGTGCATCTACAAATCGACCTGTTTCTGGAAAATATTCATCTAATCCACCAGCGAGTTGCCCAAAACCTATTTGTTTCATTTCTTTTCTAACTTCTTCTTGTATTTGTTTAACAGTTAATCTATCGTCAGATTGTACATCGATTTGTACTAAAAAATCTTCCCACATAGCCTCGTTACTAGAAAAATTTGTTGGTACTGGAACATCTAAAGGAATGATTAACAAGAAAGTTTTGTTAGAATCACCCGTGCTTGGAAAATCATAATATTTTATTCTCTCTTCGCAAGTAGTGTGAATGATATCGTTTTTACTTAATGTCGTATATATGATGTTCAAAATATCAATCATAATTTAACACCTATTTTCTTCTGTACAATTTGCCTGTAAGCTCTCTCTGATATTCTTAGTGATCTCGCAATACTACCTGTTCCTGATGGTGTGATTTTTTTACCATTCCTTGTATAACCATATTCGTTGAGATGAATTATTTTGTACCTGTCTTTAGGACCTTTCCAGTCAATCTTTATACTTCTTACCCCTTTGTCATACGAAGGTTTTTCTATATTAATCTCATCAATCGATGCACCTGTGTCTTTAAATTGAACAAATTCACTTTTAAGCGTTTTTGCAACAAGGGCTGCGCCTGCAATTAAAGCAGGGTCTACTAATTGTGGCAAGTTTTCTCGTCCAAATAAATTAACTAACTGTCTTTCCAACTCTTCTACTCCAGTAACTTCTACACTCATGTTTGAACCCCCAGAAGCACATTTACAAAGCTATTACTTTGCAAGTCTGGGCTAACATCAATCACATTAAATCTTTTGTCTAAATAGCGATAATCTAATATTTCTACATAATGTTTGTTACTAACTGTATACTCACCTTTAGTATCTCGAATATTAATTGTGACAGCTTCTTTTGTTCCCGTGCCATGCAAAATTTCTAAATCTTTCATGGATGGTTTATAAACTTCTGCAAAACATTCGAATAGAATTACTTTTTCTATTTCACCTGGTTCAGGACCATTTACCGGCTGATATTCAAAAAAAACAACCGGAGTGCGTAAATCGCCACTCTGAACTTTTTGAGGTTTAAACTGAAACTTCATCAGATTCACCACTTTCAACTAAATAGAGAGAGAAGCCTAAGCTAGTTATTTGTGATTGAAAGTTTTCATTAAAGAATTCTATCGAATCATTATACGCGTATCTAGTACGCTCAATGACCAATTCTCTTGCCCTAAAGTGTTCATCTACATTAAACAGCCCGCATTTTTCTTGTAAATCAGCAATAGAAAAAGATAGCAACTCTTTTAAATTGCTATCTTCGCTATTGTGAGAAATATGCATACGTTCTTTAAATTTTTTAAGAAGGTCATCTGATACTTCCATGTACAGCACCTACTTTTTTTTATCTTTTTTTGGTTCATCTAATCGTTTTAAAAAAGAAGCTCCCAAATTGTCAGCGACCTCATCTGCACGTTTTACAGTCAATTCAATTTCAGTTCCTTTTTCATATACTTCTTTTGTTTCTTTGTCTTTGAATTTCTTTAATACTTCAAATTTAGCCATTTACAATCACCCTTCCGGAGTTTGATCTGTTGGTTTGATATTTAATGTCCATACAGCGGCAGCTTTTTCGTCTTTAGCTTTACCATACGCAAATTGTTTTGCAGCATATAAGTTAAGATCTTCAAATGCAAGCGTTTGGTCAAAAGTAGAAATATTCAAGGCTCCACCAATAAGTGCATCATAACGTTTTGCTACATAAGAAATAGCTTTCTTTTCTGGAACGAATAATGATTCAATGATATTTAAATTGTAAGGCAAGGCAGTCACATACACTCCGTTTGCATTTAAACTTGTGTACTGTTTTTTAACGTCCCAAGCATCTGTAGGATTGACTAGTAACGTAACTTCACCAGCTACATTTAGCGGCTTGCCATTTTCTTTTACGGAATGATATTTATATACATCTGTTAATTCATTAACAGTTACCTTAGAGCTAGCAAATGTCAGTGTTCCAGATGCAACTTTTTCTGGATATACACCATCTACTACGTTAGTGCCTTTTCCAACTTTGCGAGTTAGACCAACAGGCTTATCTTTACCATCACCAATAATAAACGCGCTTTCTAACGCTACTGCGAACGCTTCTTCAATTTGAGTAACTACAAAACGTTTCACCCATACAGGTCCAAAATTTTCAAGGTCTTTCGGAACTGCTACAAAAGCGGTTAATTTATTCTGGATAGATTCTTCTTCACTGAATGTAGCATCCAATTGTCCTTTGATTTCACCAAAGATTTTGCCCCATACAGCAAGGCCACTAGTTTCGGATTTTAAGAACTTAGTACGTAAACCAGTCGTGCGCATTCCAATAGATGCAAGGAAAGGATGTTCAGTTGTTAAATCTTCAAAGATTTCATCAACGACTGTTTGTGGTAGCAATGTTTCTTCTTTGTAACCAACTTCTTTATTAATATCATTGAAGAATTTAATTTCTTCATTCGTGATATTTTTGTCTGTTCGGCTAGCTGAAATATACTGGTCTGCCTCTTGACGTGCTTCTTTCTTGGCTTGGTCCATAATATCAGCAGCCATCGCATCTACCATTTCCACATAAGCCTTGTTTTGAATTTCTTGTGTCTCTTCGTTTTTAACAGCATTGACAAAAGCTGTTCGTTTTTCCTCATAATTTACAAGGTTGTTTTTTAATTTGATAGTCATAATTTATTTCCTCCTATTTTTGGGTATTAAAAAAGAAACCGTTTGAAAGGATGTATATTTTCCTTTTTCGGTTTCTCTTCTTTATCATTTGATTGTTCTAACTGATTTATTACTTTTCCTACAATTGCATCGATATCTAACTGCGGCGGTTTTATGTTATTTATGATTTTTTCAATTGCATCCTGCGGGATTACCGGCGAGAGACTAGCAACTAACTGCGGTGCTTTTTCATTAGAAAACATTACTTCATCAGCAAAGCCAGCTTCTACTGCTTGTTGTGCGTTAAACCAAGTAGTTTCGCCCATAAGGTTTAATAGTTCGTCCATGTTCTTTCCAGTCTTGTCCATGTAAGCATTTGCCACAGATACATTGAAACCTTTTGAAACTTTTGCTTCATGTTCAAGATCTCGATAATCACCAAATACTCCGGAAGCGACATTATGCACCATAATTTGGGCTGTGGGACTAATTTCCACTTTATCTCCTGCCATCGCAATGACCGAAGCCGCACTAGCAGCTATACCTACAACTTTCACATTTACAGTTCCGTTATATCCTTTCAATGTAGTATAAATTTCACTACCAGCATATACATCACCACCGCCAGAATTGATAATTACATCAATCGGTTCATTGTTTTCTGGTAAAACGATGTCTCTTGGGCTAGTACTTTCCATATCAAGCATGTCATAAATCCATTTTTGATTATTTGAAATAATCGTTCCTTTAATCTCCAACTTCATTCATTCTCACCTCCTTCATCAGCTGACTGATAGTTTTTAGTAATTAAATATTTATCTAATTCCGGATTATCTACTCGTTCAGCGCCCAGTAATTCTCGAACTTCATTACGATTAAATGAACCAGAGGCAACCAACTTATCTACAGCTTCTGCATTTTCTATAATGTCTTTTTTGTGTATGATTTTGATATGTTCACCTGCTAAAAATTCGCTAGAGGTAAATAATTTAGCGTTTAATTCATCTTCAAGTTTTTTTGTAAGAGGATCAATACAATATTCCATATAAGCTTTCATGTTGTTACTTAAATCTGCCATATCTCCATGTAGTAGAGCAGAGGGAATGCCGAGAATACTTGCCACATAATCAATCATTTCTTTACGTAACTTTTTAACTTCATCAAAACTTTGACTATTATTCACGCTTGTTGTTCCAAATTCTTCATAATTGAAGCCTTCCAATTGAGGAACAATCGCAATTTCGTTGTTGCTAAACGAGGCGTAGACTTTGTCAATGTATTCTTGTAGCTTTATTTGTTTATCTTTATCTGCAACGCCTGCCATTTTGAAGTTGACAGCTCCACGAATTTGAAAGTTGCGCATTTGTGCGCGAATCATTTTTCCAAACAACTCTCCATAATCCTCGAACATCCCATCCGTGAATGCCGACAATCTCTCATTTCCATACTCTAAGAAAATAACATCATCCATGCTGAACTTTCGCTCGTAACAATAATTTTTCACTGTAACTCCTTCGAAAATGTCTGGAAATAACGCAAACTCGTTTCTCACATAACTATCAGCAATTAAAAAATCGTCTGTATCTGAAAGGACAATTAAACACTCATTATCATAAATTAGCTTATAAATCACTTTCTCCCAGAAAGAGCTCGAACTCATATCTGTATTTGGACGAATGTTTAACTTATAATACAATTTATCCCGCACACTAATTTCTCCATTTTTTAACCTAAAATCAGATTTTGCAATGGTTCTCGCGATATGTTTTACACATGTATTTAAAGCCATTTTCTTTAAATATACTTTTGTAGTTTTGTCCTCTAAAAAGTCTAAATCCCACATCCACTCAATTTCTTTGTTTCTTTTAAACAGTTCTGTAAAGAGTCCCAATTTATCACCTCCTAAAACGCAATCGCGTTAAGCATGTTCAATACCTCTTCTACATCAATATCTTCTATTTCATCCGCACGCCAAAGAGCATGGACAAAAGCCTGAAATCCATCAGTTTTACGTCTATGCTCGTCTTTTTTAAGATACTCTTTATTTCCATCCGGTTTGATTTTCACTGCAACATTATTTGTATACCATCGCATTAACGGATTATCTCCAAACACAATACGATGATTAGCAAATAGTGTTTCAATTCGCGGAGCTAGCAAACTATGAGCTGCACGTGGATTTCTAATAATCTCCAGTTCAAATCCTTCTGCTTCAAACAGCGGACGCATGAGATCCATTCGGAAATTATCTCCGATTACTTTTTGAATACCGTATGTTTCTCGCATTTCAACAAACCAATTGACCACATGACGAGGGTCGATAGTAGGTTCATCTACAATGGTCAATAATCCCTGTTTTTCCCATTCTTTAATGGGCGGTTTAAGGTTTGCGATATCCAAATATCCTTTTCTAGCAAAGGAATGTGTTTTCCAAATATAATCGTCGCCTACACGAAAAAGCAATCCAACAGCCGCAAAGTCCTTAACGCTTGCATAGTCAAACGCACCAATACAAGCTCGGTTTTGGAGTTCTGGCATTTCTCGGTTAGTTGCGAGAATATCTTCCCACGGTGCTACTACCTTTTCCAAGTCTACTTCTGGAAGGTTCATTCGTTTAGTCATGAATGCTTCTCTGCCGCTTGGATTGTTCGTTAATGCTTCATATTGTTTTCTAACTTTATTTAGTAAGCGTTTAGAACGAGGACTTAATGGCTTTTCAAAAGCAGGATTTGCTTTTTCCCACATAGCTTCATTCTTAACTTCCTCTGGATCATCTAGCTTACAAATAAAAGGAAACATGCGGTCGTTAAGGTTTTCACCACTTAAAATTGCTTTACTACGTTCTTCCAACTTGTCATAAAATCCCGCTCTCACAAATCCATTGGTGCCAATAAAAAATTCTCTGGGATTCGCGACTTTGCCAAGTCCTCCAGAGAATACATCAATTATTTGTCTATCTTCATATTCATGAGTTTCATCATAAATAACACAGCCTTCACGACCACCATCTTTAGTTTTTGCATTTGACGTTTGAAATTTAAAAACACTGTTGGTTCCTTTGCCAATAATCTGTGCTTTCCATGCGTCAAAGCTGCCTTCCAATTTAGGATTTCCGTCTATTGTATTAAATACTTCTTTAAAACTAACTTTCGCTTGGTCTTCGGAATTCGCTACTACCGAAACATCGTAATTGTTAACCCCATGTAGCGGACTTATAAAATAATTTGATAATGTACTTATAAACCCGTTCTTACCGCCACCGCGACCAAGTGTTATAAAGAACTCTTCATAAAACAGTTCATTGTCTTCTTTAAAATATAAAAAAATAAATGGTGCAATAAACTTTTCCCAGTTATCCAAAGAAAAGTACCATTTTTCACTAAAAGCAATATAATTTTCTATTTGCGTCTCATCAAAATATATATCATCTCTACTAAGAACATGTTCTTGTAAGTAATTTATTAGATCGATTCGTTCTTTATTGAGTAGTATTTTTCCACTTTCATACGACTGTATATAGTTATCAACGTGTTTATTTGATATCATATCAAGTCACTACCATCTTGATTATCATTTTCGCCTTTGAATATAAAAGATCGTTCAATAGATAATAATGAAGTGTTGATTCGATTTTTTTCTTGTATCGCTGGATTAGTTTTCGTGAATTTTTGCGAGCCGTTTTCGGTGACAACAACAGCACCATCCACTTCAATGCTTTTGTCTAACTCGTAATATATACGTATTAAATTAATATAACGATTAACTTTTTCGAGTTCTTTCTGACTAGTAGTATCAATATTTGATAACAATTCTTTTTCCAATTTCTTTATGTTATATTCCACTTTCAACCCTCCCTCCTTCATGAGACTTTTTAATATTTCTGCGGAGAAGACCCCCACACCGTTCCCCAGAGCCAAATTAAAGCGCAAACCTTTGACCCGGGGGTGTCACCATCGTTCATCATTCACCCATTTATTTATTTTCCTTCTAAATTGAAAGCGATTATGTTTTTTGTTATGACACTTTATACACAGAGTAGTGAGATTATCTATATCAAGCGCAAGTTCAGGATGATGTTCTAAATCCTTGATATGGTCCACATCGAGTCTTTTATGCTTGTCTGGATCATGATAATCAGTAAACACCTTGCCTTGCCTCTTACACTCTTGACATTCATAGTTATCACGCTTTAATACTTCTTTACGTATGCTTACCCATGCCTTTGATTTATAAAATGTATGACGTTCTGCTTGTGTTAGCATTAGTATCTAGTCTCTTCACTATTCATTTCTGCAATCTTAGCCAGATTACTTTCAGTAGATAATGAATCTCCAACATTTATACATAGTCTTGAACCTTCATTGTCTACATCAATATATACAATGTCTAAGCTTAATCTTTCGGTTGGCTTAGTTTCAAGGTTTGAATCTGTTACCCATAACAACCTAAGCGATTCTAATCCTTGATATGGCAATTGTCCGTAGTCATCACCTTCATACTCTATAATAGGAACATCACCTTTGTTTGGTATACGAATGCTTAAATAGTCTTGTCTATTATTTGTAGAGCTGCTTGCCAATGATTTCATCACTGTCACCTCAATCAATTTAAAAAGCCCAGCACGCAATGTACTGGACTTCATTGTTCTATGTATCTGCTATTAAATAGAGAGAAGGCATTGTCATTAATATACTCGGCAAGGATTTGCACCTTGCAGGAAGTCAACAGTTTACTAGCGTAGTTTCTATTTACACACACGCCAGATGCTAGAGTCTATAACGAGTGTGCATGACTTCTTGTAGAACATTACTGATGCGGTTACCTATTTCGCCACGAGTATTGGAATAGCTAGTTTACTGAAATAATCTTTAGCTTTTCAACTTTTTCTTTTAAATAAATAGGATCAAATTGCACTTTTCGTATAGCAACAATTTCTCGTTTAAGCATTAAAGATTTCCTTATATCCTCTATACAATCTTTTTCCATAAATTCGTAAAGATATTCCCCTTTAGGTAAAAATGTTGTATCTTCTTCTATTCTAATTTTGCCACTAACAGTCATTCCGTTTGCAGTAATAATAGTTCCATCAAATGTTATAGTCTGATTATCCCACGTAGTAGACTTTTTAAATAATTCTTTATCTTTTTCATCAAAGCTTATCTTATCTATTCCCGAAGTATCTGTTATATATAAATTAGTTACCGAGTTATCATCAGTAACAAGATTAGACATTTTAGCAATTTGAGGAGAGATCTTTTCAGCAAGTCTTATACTATCAGGATGGATATTTACAATAACATCTCCGCTGCCACTATGAACTATACTAACATTCTCATTAGAGTCACTGTTTGAAATATACACTCTCTCACCTTCTTTTTTCGCCGTTAGTACTGCTTTTAAATATTTATAAGCTTCATTAATCATTTTCCAAACTGTTTTCGAATCTAAAGAACTAACCAGAGGAAGTAACGCAACTGTAGCATCACGAATGTGAATGATTAAATCCGTTTCAAATGATCCCTCACGAATATCATGAATAGTCACATATACATTCTCGCGGTCCTTTTCAGTCATATGTTGTCGATTTTCGACTAACAAGTATGTTTTCTCAACAATCTCATTAAATAAACTCAACGATTCACTCAAATAATATAAATTGTACCCATCTTTTTTTGATAAATAATCCCCTGAAATATTAAAAGTTACTTTTTGAACATCACTCTGATTCATTAAAAGCTTTTCATTCATAAGATGCCATCCTTTTTACTTTTACTATACCAAGTAAAAACCTCCAGTTCAAATATTAACAGGCTGAATCATTAACACGTTTTTTAAACTGCTATATCATCATGTGATTATAGATGAGAAGTGAAGTGCAGACTTAATATATTATTTTATTTGTAATCATCTTCACTTCTCTACTCTATAATATTAGCATGGAAAAACATGTCAAACGGGTCATAAACGGGTCAACTTTTTAATATCCTAGTCTTTCAGCAATTTTATAAATAATCTCTTTCCGTTTTCTTTTTGCTGTGCTTTCACTAATATTCAACTTACATGCAATCCATAACCATGTTGGTCTACTCCTATCCCAATATCTGAATTGTACAAGTTGTTTATCTTCATCAGACAAAGTATTCAATACTGTTTCAATTGCTCTCACAGTATCAGACATCCTTTGTATTTCCCTATCCATTTGTAATAACATCACACGTTGTTCCACTTCATTTGATATCTGGCCAGATGAACCACCGCCTTGATTTTCGTCTTTGAATTCTTGGTGTACTGATCCCATGACGATGTTTGCACGTTTTTCTAGTATTTCTTTTTTTGTAGAATGATAGTAACGAAGTTCATCTTCAATTAATTTATAATGCGCTTGTCGTAATCGTTTTGACATTCAATCACTCTCCATCCAGTTAATTAAATCATTCAAATAAAACTGTGCTTTCTTCAAATCTTCAATGCCATTCTTATGTTCATAGCGGGAAACGTATTTAAGTATATTTCCGGCAGCATAACTCGGATAATCCTTTACTTTAGCTTTAATGTAGTCAAGCGTTTCAATACCTCCTGCTGTGTAATGTGCAGGATTGTTTATTTTGTCGTTATTTTCGTTTTTCATAGATATTCCGATGGCAGATAATGCTTTCATGGCATTTGCAGCGTCATCGAACCACTTCGCAACTTCGTCTTGTTTCACTTTGTATTTTTTGATTGGTGTATCAGGATATACTCTTTCACAATATTCTTTTGACGCAAAACCTAAATTAATATCATATTCTATTACTATTACAGTTTCCTTCTTAAAAATGTTCCAACAATTGTATTCTGTAGGTTTTTCTTTTGTATTCCATTCATATCCTTTTTTCTCCACGTATGCCATCAACGCATTATACTCTTCTTGTGTTTCTGTATGATATAGTTTCATAGTCTCCTCCTTGTTAAATTGGATTGTTCCTTCACGACTCATTTGTTCAATATATATATCTTGATTACCGTTCCATTTGCTTATCAATTTTCGAATATGGGTAAACAAAATTATCTCCTCCAAAAATCCAACAACATTTCAATTTTTCCAGGACTATATCTCCTAGATAATAGTTTTCCAATTGCAAAACCATTAAATTTCAATTTTGAGAAACTCTTTAAATTACCAAGGTCTGTAAATATATATTTCTCATTTCCTAATTCAACAATAAATTCATTATTATTTACACTCGTAACATATTTTTCTTTACTTTGTATAAATTCTTCAAATTCATATTTAGTTTCTGCTTGATTCCCACATATAACAAGAAATCTTTTCATTTTAATCCCTCCACAATCTTCAATGCTTCTTCTACACTCCTAGCTACTCCACATATAGCAGGTGTAATTTCCATTGCTTGTTGAAAGTTTCTCTGCTCTTGCCTTAACTTCCCGATTTCATTTTTCACTTCAATAAAGAACATTTTTCCATCCGTCCCGCGAAAACCGAATAAATCTGGAAAACCCTTTGGCAAACCTGTGTCAAAAATACGTCCATTCGGCATTCTAATTTTTCCCACATTGGCTCTGAAAACATAATGTCCTTTTTTTGCTAAGGCTAAGCGTATAGAATTCTGTATATCCATTTCTGCTGTCATTTTATACCTCCTAAAATCGAAGTTACCGAAAATGAAAAGTTACCGTAATGGGTAACCTTGAAATCAATTGCAACTCTAGTTGTTTCGGCGTTTTTTATCGTGGTTACCGAAAGATGTCAACTCTTTATATTTTTTACTTTTTTATAAATAGTATAAAGAGTTGAGGTAAAACGGTAACTCGGTAACTTTTCTCCCTAACGCTTAGAGGCTGTTAGTTTTTCGCGGTTACCCAAATTTTATTTACGGTAACTTACGGTAACTTTTGGGTGTTTTCGGTAACTTTTGTTTATAAAAATCAAACGACTTTCAATGTATTATTCTTTATGAAACACACATAAGTGACGGAATCTTTTGGTTGTTGGTAACGGTAAGGATGAATTCCTGTTGGAGTATCTGCGGGGTCAAACTTACCGCTTAATTTATGTTTACCTTTTTCCCAACCTTCTTCTGAAAGAATTTCACCAAAACGTTTATAAAACGAACGATCGCCAACTGGTTTTAAATTATTTGATTCGCAAAAATACTTATAAAACTCGTACACAACATAAAGTGGAATTCTAGTACTTTTATATTCTTTAAAAATACGTTCGTAATAATCTAAAATCGGGTCGTTATCTAATTTATATTCCTCCATGATTTTTTTTGATACATCTGGTTCAACAAATCGTTCAAAATCCATATTGATTGCATGAAATAAAATATATTGTAATACTTCTTTATTCTGTATATATTCATCTTTAATCTTCCAATTGTCTTTTCCACCTTTTAAATTAGCTTTAAATGGAACGATAATAAAACGGCGATATGTTCCATCTGTTTTATTACGCATTTTAGGCATACCATTAGTGGACTGAATCACTGTCATATGAAAATTTGCACTATATGGGTGTTTGTTTTTTTGTTCCACCATAATTTCATCACCCGTTACAACAGAATTAAAATTGGAAGAATCATCAATATACACACCAGCCGGTACATCGTCGCCGATGCAACAAACTTTTTCTTCTAAAATAGATAAGGAAAAACGTTCTTGAAATTGCGGCAGTTTTAGTGTTGCAATATTAGAATTTCCGATTAAATTACGCAATAACTGTTGAAAAGTCCCTTTACCGTTATTCCCATCGCCTAGCAACCAAATAGAACTTTTTCGTGAATAGTTTCCGTTCAAGGATGCGCTGATAACTTGCCACAACAGTGATGTTATTTGTTCATCACCACATGCTATTTCATCCAGCCATGTATGAACATCCCACCCATTTATGTTTTGTTTCGGTGGATTTGCAACATATGGCGTAGCTATTTTGGAAGTGAATACATAATCAGGCGTGAAGGCTTCTAATTTCTTTGTTTTAAGATTGAATACACCGTTTTTAACTGGTATAAGATACTTTGATACTGTTTTTTCTTTTACTTCGGCACCTTTCCACAAATGATAAATAACATCACTCGCTTTATTTGCATTTAGTGTTGGTTCTAAAAATCCGATAAAACGTCGAATGTAAGTCTCATTTTGTGTCCAAATGCCATCTTCTTCTAAATACATAGCTAATCGAGTGTTTTCATTCATATTAAATAGGCAGAAACGGAAGAATTCTTTCAGTATAATAGCGCAACCAATTGGTGATATAACGCTTGGTTGTTTTCCTTTCCCACCACTTATTAACCATTCTTCTTTTAGCTTTTCTAATTCTTTTTTACGTCTTTCATTTAATAATTGCGCCCAATTTTTACGCGACTTTAAGTTGATATTGTAACTGTTGCCACTCTGTTTAGGCGAGTAAACTTCTGAACAACCTGATATAGCTTTACCTAATGTTATTTGTCCATAAGTGTTTTGCCCTCGTTTTTGGTCCCATTTATCACGCATCAACCCTGAATCTCGGAAAATAGTATCCATTTTGTCATAATCTGCTGCTGTCCAAAAAGCTAACATATTTGCAAAAGCTAGATCTGCATCTGACTGCGAAGCGTAATATGCTTCCCAATTTCCCTCGTACAATGTTTTAAAGTATGGACCATTTTGGCTATTATATGCTTTTTCCAATATTTCACTTTCAGACAAATCATTTGATGAATTTTGATGCTTAGTTAGTGATGTGTTTTCAATTGTCCCAATATATTTCGTATGCAAGTATTGTATTGCTGATGTCGCTTCATTGACTTGTCTGTAGTTATCAATTACTTGACCAGTCATAACGAAAAACCGACCGTCCGGGTACATTTCAATATTACCTTTGCGCCGACCACCTTCCGGGAAATCGCCCTTTGCAATAATATGAATACCTGTCCCACTCACACTGTACTCAGTGTAGCTAGCTAACGTTTGAATAAACTCACCAGCAATATTTTCAGTATTTCCATATAAATAATCTTGAATATCGTCTTTTATGTCGTCTATATCCACGCCAAAATACGGCGCCTTGAAGTAAAATCCTAAACCATCAAAGTGATATTTTTCGAGTGAAGCAAGGGCAGTTTCAAAATCTGCCCAAGTTCGCTCGTCTACACTATTACCATATGCTCCAGTATTTGCGTTCATTGGTATCTTTTTATTTTTGCCGCGCTCTTCATCCCAAACCAGTTGAAAAGCGCACCATTGTTTTAATTTTTTTAATTCGTCTGGAATTTGTTCGTACACGTTTGTGCGCTCCTCTCATTGTTTAGAACGGTAGATCGTTTTCATTTATTACTAATGGTTCGCTAGCTTCTTTCGTTTTAAATTTATGTTGTAGAGGACCAGTAATTTTACTTTCAGCCCATGCTTTTACATTTAGATTTTTATAAATTTGCCCATTATATTCAGATTCTTCGTTTTTCACTGTAACTTGGCAGGTTTTAGTCAACAAGTCTTGTAGCAGTTCATTTAGTGTGTTATAGTCTTTTCCATTTGGGAGTTGGATAGCTTTCGCAATTGTATTTAATGCCGTTTGACTATATTCATTTGTTGCTTTTGCTTTCCACACTCTGTGAAAGATATGTGCATTTTGAAATTTTTGATTTACATCGTTGCGAATAATTAAATCAATATTAATGAACTCCGCACCATTTCTAGTTGCGTCTTCATTTGCATTATATAAAACAACCTCGTACGTACCATTTTCTACTCCATTTGTGAAAACATCATTATGATCTACTTTAAACATTTTTAAATTCCTTCTTTCGTTTTTTTATTTGATAAATCCTCGTGCTTTTCCTTGATGGAATGCCCATCCATTTTTATAATTGTGTTCTTTTGCATATTCATATAATTCTTTCATATTCTTACATTCGCCTGGACTGCTATAATTTACTTTAAAAACGGCTTCGGTTATTTCTTGTAGCTCTGCTCCCTCATCGATTTGTATTGGTTTTACTTCCACTTTGAATTCATGTCCACAATGCTCGCATCTTTTTGCTGTCTGGCTAACTGTCATAAAACACTCTTTGCAAATTTTCACAGGTGCCTCTGCTTTTGTTGCATTACTTCCTTTACGAGGTGCTAAGGACCATGTTCGTTCCATATCTGGCAGACCGAAACGTTTTACATTACCTACATGGTCGATGATGATAGCTGTTTTATTATGTTTATAACGCATGCCTCTCATGGATTGTTGAATATACAATGATAACGATTGTGTAGGTCTTAGCATAATCACCGTGGAGCAATCCGGAACATCAAAGCCTTCACCAATAAGGTCAAGATTGCAAAGGACCTTTATTTCTCCTTCTCGAAACCGTTTTATGATGTCATCTCGAATGAGTTTAGGTGTTTTACCGTCAATATGTGCGGATGAAATGCCTACTGCATTAAAACTAGCTGCCATTTTTTCGCTTTGATATATCGAACTAGCATAAAGAATTGCTTGCTCTCCGTTAGCTAATTTTTGATAATGCTGTATGACATCGCCCCAAACCATTTTCTTATTGAATTGATCATCAAGACCAGTCATATCAAACTCACCAGTTCGTTTAACGTTTAATGTTTCTGTTTGAACGATTTCAGGAGCATAGTATTTATAATGTGCTAAAAACTGATTTTCTATTAACCACTTCACATTAACTTTTTCGATTAATGTGTCATTTATATCTCCTAAACCACCTCCATTAATCCTCACTGGCGTTGCAGTAAATCCAACGACCTTCGCTTTAGAAAAGTGATGAATTATTTTTTTGTAACTATTTGCTAACACATGATGACTTTCATCAATTATGATTAACGAAGGCTCCGAAGTTTTGTTTAGACGTCTAACTATCGTTTGAACCATACCCAATTTGACGAAACTCATATCCACTTCACTCATAATGAGTGTGTTTCTGATTTGGTCAATCAACTCTTTTCGGTGTACTAGGAAAAGAACATGGTTTTTATTATGTGTTGTCATACGAATTATTTCCGATAAAATAACCGATTTACCTGCACCTATCCACAGGGAGCAACGACGCACGGTCTATTATATCCCTGTAAAAAAGCCCCCTTTACATCGTTTATAATTTCTTGTTGATATTCTCTAAGCTTTAGCATCAATATCACCGATTTTGAATAGGTCTTCTTGTTTGCAACCTTTTCGACTATCAATTTGATTTTTAGCAAATACAGCGTTGGTTGGTTGTAAAATAAACCCGCGTTTTTCTTCTTCTGAATCGTAAATTAATCTTGCTACTACATCACATAGCCCCATCGCGTTTGTTAATATTTTATTAGAAATCTGTGGATAAGAACGATTGTAAATTTGTCCTTCTGGCGTTTGCCACTGGTCAGATGTTTCCCATGCAGTAATTAAAATATTTTTACCAAATGACTTCAAATATCTTATGGCATCAATCATCATGAATTGCATTTGTTGATAATTTGCCATAGATGGAACACGATTATTTTTCCCTTCTTTACCAAGCTGCGCTAAAATAGAACGTTCAAGCTCTGATATGTTATCAATTACAATGTTGTTATAGTTGTTTAAATAACTATCATTAATTTCTTTTAACAGTTGTGGAAAAGTAATAAATGGTGTCATTGTATCAGCGGTGACTATATCAATATTTTCTTGACCTTTCAAAACGCTGGTGGTCCTATCAATATCAACTACTAATGTTTTTCCTTCTAAAAATTTAATGGTGCTTGTTTTTCCTATGCCCGGCGCTGAATAGATAAGTCTGAGTTTATTTACATCTTGCAAAGTTGATGCGCTTTTTATTTCTAACAATGAAATCCCTCCCTATTTTTAACTGATACGTAAATGTTCCGTTTGAATGAGTGTTGCTCCAGGCACATCAATACCTTTTTTAAGATCATCTTTTAATCTTGTTTTATCTAATTTTTTCGGTTGCTCAACCAAGTAGGCAATCAGTTTGCTCTCGTCTTCTACAGCTACACTAGGGGGGCTTTTTCTGATTCCTAATGTAAATAGATTCGTTCTGATTTTAGGCTTGTTGGCAGTTTCCATCGCGTCCTGTAGGGATTGTTTTAATCGTTTGATATTGTTGTTGATTGTTGTTTTACGTTCCGACAATCGCTTGATTTCCGTTTCTAAAACAAGTGATTGACCTTCTAGCTCTTTAATAACAAATGCTACGTTTTCAGCTTTCGTTTCTAATTCATCATCAATGCTTTCAAGTGTATCTTTTAATAGTTCCGGATCAAGCTGCTCCGCTAGATTTAACAACTGTTGATATTTCCCTTGAATTGAATATAATGTTGACATTTTAATCATCCCCTTTCAAAAATGCTGTTGCGGTTATTTTATCTTTTGATGCAGAATACCACTTCACATTGTTTCTTTCGTCAAATTGTGGCTTATTTACATTAGATACAAACAAATTAGCTTTATCTATATCTGCATTATATTTACTAAAACTTACTGCATCTGATTGTTCATATAGCTCATTTATTAATTTAACATCACTGTCCACTTTCACTTTTTTCACTTGAGTTGCTGGTATGTTAAAGGATGAAAATCCGTCTTCATCTTCAACAGTAAGCAAACCATTATTATTAATCAGAACATGAAACTGCTCTCCGTCGACACATAATTCAACTACACCAGTTCTATCCTGCACCTCTACTTTATCACCAACAAAAATACTCATTTAATCGCCTCCAATTCATTTTTATAGTCCCACATATCTTGCGATAATTTATCCAAACCAATCGCGAATCTTTCTAGGTCTTTTGGTGTTTTAATGATTGATCTACTCAATTCTTTGCTTTTTCTGTGAAGCAAACTGTTTGCTTCGTTAATGATGATTTGTTTTGTCATTTTTTCATACCTCCTGTTTTTTTATTACTACTTCTAAAAACTTTTTAACTTTACACATAATAACCTGTTGTGAGATACTTAACGTAAAAAGGATGATTAGAAATATGATTACACCAAACTATGATGGTCAAATCAAAAAAGTGTTAACTGAAATACGAGATAAACATTTTCACGAAGATAATTCTTTTCCTGAATTATCAAGAAGTGATTTGATGGATTTATTAAATGATTGTGAATATCAAGGTTATCTGTCATATAAATCACAGAAACAAAAGCTAATTATTCCATATATGAACGGAGGATTTGCTTTACACCCATCAGCGTTTGTCACTCGTAACGGTCGAAATTTCATTGAAAAAGGAGATGAATCAATAGTAATGCCTACACATCAATTCAATATCAACAATGTTTATGGTTCTTCATTTGGCGATAATAACTCTGTTACAAATTACTTCTCCAATATTACTATCGAAGACTTAAAGCCACTTGTTGAAAGTATTGAAGACCCTACTGACAAAAAAGAAGGAACAGAGTTAATAAAGACTCTTGAGACAGAAGATATTAAACCTGGTTTTCTTAACCGATTTGACAAATTAGTAGGAAAATATCCAAAAATAGCTGAATTAGTCAGTAAAATTATTATATCAACCGTGTTTGGTAATTGAGGCAGATATTATCTGCCTTTTTTTCTACAAACACTACACGATTCATCATTCGTTTTCCCTCTCTTTCTTCCAAATTGCACATTCTAAATTTCTTTTAATATAATCAATATCCGTTATTTCTTTAAAATCCTCTTTTAATATTTTTCGATCAGATTCAAAATAAACGAACCCTGAGTTATCAAAGTCATAGATAACTTCTGTTTTACCTGCTAAAGCGTTATTTATATTAAAGTTTCTGAATGTCATATCCATGTTGTATTTTTGTCGAAGTTCTTCATATGCATTGATTAGCTCCTTGAATGACGTTTTTGGAGTCATCCAATCGCTTTTATATTTTTTGAACTTCGGCACCCACTCTGGCTTAAGCTCTTTAAGTGAATTTTTAGCAATAATTAAAGGCGTTCTGTTAATAGCTATATGTCCTCTTGCTTCAAATCCTAACAATTCAGTAACTTCATTCAAAAAGGCGTCTGTATCTTGATTGTATGTCTTGTCTAAATACTCATATGCTTTTGTACCTTTTTCAATGCTGTAATAGTTTGTCATTCGTCCTCCTCCTTCTTCAAAGCATTCACCATTTTATCTATTTCTTCCTGCGTGTATCCTATAACTATATTTTCAAAACCAACTTCGAACCCTTTTGCAAAATGTTTTCCTAACTCTTCTATTGCTGTTCTATCAAGGTTCATTTCCGTATAACATTCGTCTTCTGGTGCTATTTTTAATTCGTGCGTTTTAGTCATTTATCCCAAACTCCTTCCGCACATTGGGCAATATTTTATATGGATTTCTGTGTAAAATCTGGGATAACCTTCCGCTTCTTCAACTGCTAAACAATGCACAGAATCCCCTAAAAAGTTAATACAACTTTCCAGTTTCACATGTGCATAATCGCCTACGCACTCAAGTTCTAGCTTTGTGTTATCACTAGTACAAAATTCGCACATTATTCCGCCACCTCTTTCAAAATAAAATCAATCACTCTGTAATATCTCTTTCTAAGCTTTTCATTATCTTTATGCGTTTGTTCAACAGACGCTTTAAGCTCATCTAATGTTCCTTGGAAACAACCTGTTATCCATATATCTAATTCTTTGATATATGTTATTTGATTGTTTTTTCTAGTTGTATCTACTTGTACGCAGATAACTGTTAAGCCTTCTACATGTTGCCAGTTTACCCAATTTAAATTTGCGTCACTTAAATCTGTACCTCTTAAATTCGCATTATATAAATTTGCATTACTTAAATCTGTAATACTTAAATTTGCATTACTTAAATCTGCAATACTTAAATTTGCATTACTTAAATTTGCATTACTTAAATTTGCATTACTTATATCTGCAAATCTTAAATTTGCACCTCTTAAATTTGCATTACTTAAATATGCACCCCTTAAATATGCAAGTCTTAAATTTGCAAATCTTAAATTTGTGTTTTTTAAGTCTGCATTACTTAAATCCGCTCTCTCGCCACCTTCGTTGAGGAGCCATTTCCCATGATTCTCTAATATGATGTCTAACTCTTCTTGTTTCATTCTGCCACCTCCAACAAATCCGGATTTACTTCCAAAATAGTTGATTCATGTACAGGCGGATACGTCAAATCGCCGTCCACGATCAAATCATATTTAGCTTCTCCACACTCGCACATGCCACAAAACATGATATGTCTTGTGTGCTTCTCTAATGCTTCTCTTAAAGTCATTTACTATGCCTCCCACAATCCTAAATTTTCGTGCACATTACCGATAATTTCGATTTCATTTGTTTCAGATTGCAGAGTTATCGCAAAATGCCCTACATCCTCAACTAGCCACGCGCCATTCAAAAATACAACCTTGCCTTTGATTGAGCTCCAATCAAGACGATCATAAACACTAATATCGACTATATCCCCTTCAAAAATCTTCTTGCCGTTTTTGTCTTTTAAGCCTGTGTATTGCATCAGCAAGACATCATCAAAGTTGTACCAGTCGACGCACAGCGTACATTTCGCATTACCACAACCACTTACGCCTACAGCCACTATTTCGTTAAAACACAAATCCGTGACTGGAAGCATTTTCTTAGTTTCTTTCACAAACGCTCTAAATCCAATCGCTCTCATGCTTCGCCCTCCGCTTCACCAGCCGCTTATATATACGTTACGTTCATTTTCGATACAGCCTACTTCTTCTATTTCCGAGTGATTCCATCCGATGGTTAGCAAAATATCTGCATTTGCTGGAAGTTCTTTTAGTTTCTCTATTAACTCGGCTACTGTCATCATGCTTCGCCCTCCGCTTCCGCCCAAATTGCCAATTTTTGAATAATCGCTGATTGATTCTTACTTTGCATAAAAGCGCACATAAATTCTATATTTCCTTTTGCTGCTTCTATAGTTGCAAAAATATTATATTCATATTTTTGCAAGCCTTCTTTTAGTACATCTAAAAGAATTTCGTCTAAATCACTTAATTTCACAGTATTTAACGCTTCAAAAAGTTTATATCTTAACTTTGCATCTACCCATATGCTCACAGATTCGCCGTTTTTTTCTGGCGTCAACATTAGCAAGTTTGAATCTTGCTGTTTATCATACATAACTTGTAATGTTGCACCATCGAGATTATTAAGTTGCTCTTCTACTAATTTTACTGTCATGCTTGTTCCTCCTTGATTTTTTTAGAGTTAATATAATGCGAATATGTCGCATCTGCTTCTTTTCGCCAACCGTTCATCTCGTTTTTTGATTCCCTTCTATAATTGATTCTGTGATTTCTTATATAGTTTTTAATTAAACAATAAGGCAAATTCATTTCTGCTGAAATCTCTTTGATTGTGTACCCTTGATTTCCAAGATGACGAATCATTTTGTCATCTTTTTTAGACATGTGTTTGTTTGTCAGTCCTAACAGTACCTTTCTTGCCGCTACAGAGGCTTTTGTTCTTCTTAATCGTTCAGCTAACTGGTCATTCGACATAATAATATAATTATTTTTTAGTATCTCATCTTCTTTTTTGGTCCACGGACGCCTAATAAAAGAAACTGAAGAATCTCTTTTTCTTAACTTCACTAGTCTGTTTATAACTGCATCTTTTGTACGTCCTAAAAATTCGGCAGCTTTGCTAATATTGTCGTCGTTTTCATAAACAAAATACTCTAAATAAATATCCTCATCTTCTGTCCACTCCGAGTTTTTACTGATTCCAAGTCGCACCGCTTTGTTTTTTATTGAATGATAAGAGCGATTTAAAAAATTAGCTATTATTTCAGTGTCTACGTATTCGTAATTATTCTGTAAAACTCTGATTTCCTCATCTGTCCAATTTTTTCGCATCTAATCACCTCGCTACGCAATCTGCATCAAGACAGATAACATTTTTTGATCATCTTTCTTTTGTAATTCGTCTAACACATGCGCATAGGTTTCTTGTGTGACACCTACGTCAGCATGGCCTAATCGTGCTGAAATCGTATGAATCGAAACACCTTCTGCCAGCAATACGCTTGCATGCGTATGCCGCAATGCGTGAAAGCTAATCTGTGTAATGCCCGTTTCTTTGCATTTAGCAGCTAAAAAATTGTTGATAGTTGAATTGAATTGACGTTTGTAAGTGCCGTCTCCAAATTTTTCAACGAAAATGGGTTCATTTTCTGGTAAATCTTTTATAAGTGGTTTGAACTGCCCGACGATTTGCCAGTCTATTTTGATGGTCCTTACTGACGACAATGTTTTTGTTTTAGCAAATCCCTTGTTATATTTGTAATCCCATGTCTTGTTGATAGATATAGTCTGTGCTGTCCAGTCAAAATCAGCAGGGGTAATGGCTAAAGCTTCGGCATAGCGCATCCCGGTCTTAGCTACTAGCAATACGAACCATCCGAAGCCAATTTGGCTCGTATCGAGTGATTTTAATAACTTCGATAACTCATCTTTCTGTAAAAATTTGCGTTTTTTCGCTCTTGTCGGTTCTGCACCTTTGATAACAACTCGGTATGTTGGGTCTTTATCTATTAATCCATCGTGAAACAAATCTTTAATGCACGCTTTCACATGATGATGAAAATCTTTAACTGTCTGTTTCTCATGTGTTTCAGCATAAACATTAATAATTCGTTGATATTCTCGTCTGTCAAAATCTGAGATAAAAAGTTTTGGGCATATATCTCGAAGTTGTTTTGCTGCATTATAATATTTAGCTAGTGTTATTTTTGCAATTGCTCCAACTTTATACACTTCGACCCACTCTTCAAAATAGTCACAAAATAGTATTTCTTTTTGCTTCTTAGTCATGTTCTCCCTCCTAAAAAAGTTTCAATTGTGATGCTTCTTCGTCCTCTATTTCTAACTCATTTAAATATCTATCAGCTACTGAAAGAGGGCTTTCTATATGTTCGATAACTGGTTCTATCCATTTATGAATATTAAATTCCTTCTCTACGGTTTCACTGTGTGGCATGATGTTGAAAGAACTAAAATTTAATAAATCGTCTTTATCGTTTTGAATGAAATACACTTGTTTCGCTTCTCTTGTTAGCGCATCCCCGTGAATAACTGTTGCGTTCATTCCTCTAATTAATAAATTGAAAAGAAGGAAAGGTAACGCACGATCTGATAATTCTTCACATTGATACAAATACATAGATGGTAGATAATCAAACGGCGAATATTTTAGGCAATCTTCATACCATTTGCAAATCGTTAAACTACCTGTTCCGGCAGCAACATCTAATCTTGTTCCGCCCTGACTGTCTGTTAATCCTCGTACCAGTTGTGAGGCAACATTACTTATTGCAGTTGGTGTAAAATCTTGTGCATATTTCTTTTTATTCGCATGCTCTTCTTCAAAATAGACGTGAAACCAATCTTTTTCTAAATGCGTATCATGTTGTAAAAACTGCTTAAATATCTCTTCTCGTTTTTCTCTATCAAACAATATTTTCATTAGCGCATCAGATGCTTGATATGATTCTTTTATTCCGATTAAATTATTAATTGTTTCTGTTGTTAGTGTCATGCCTTCGCCTCATTCCTCAGTGCCGAAATCCATCATCCCAGTAATCATCAACTATCATCGGATTTTCTACATTCATTCTCTATCACTCCTTGCAAGAAGCATTAATAGTAGTATCAAAGCAACAATCATTATTAATTCAGCCATTTAATATCAATCCGCCAATACTTACTAAAAACGCGATTAACACGGTCAAAGCTAAACAAAACAATGTGTATCTGTCTGATTTTTCAATATATTCATTTTCGTTTTCATCAATACTTACTAGTCCGAAAAATCGTAATAACTTCATTTAAAAACCTCATTTCAAGAATATTTTAATCCACTCCGCTACAATATATGTGACTGATAATAATGCTCCGACTTGGAAACAAAACAGAAATATTAGTAGCTTACTTTCATGTTCATTTAAAAATTTTTTCATTCTCTTATCTCCACATCTGTGCTATAATTAATACAAATATTATTTCGTAACTCACAGTTTTAGTAAGCTCTAACTTACTATTTATAGCTGTGGGTTTTTCTTTTACCAATGTCGCTCAATCGAATTCGCAAATCTATGCTTGTACTTTGGTCTCTTCTTGTGTTTTATTTCGTAGTCTAAATGCCGAGATTGAAGCTCTGTGAGTAAATATTTACCCGTTGATTTAGGACAAAAATTTGGGTCATATTTTCGTATTTTGGCAAGTAATAGTTCGACTTCATCAATCATTTTCAGACCTCCTTATATACAAATTTTTTAATCAGCCAATCATTCGCTTTTACTGCATCAAATGCCCACGCTTCACGTTGATTTTTTGTAGCCCAATTGCTAAATTCTGCAAGCTCTGGAAAGTCTTTTATGTTATCTAACCACCAACCGTAAGTTCTTGGACTAGCTTGTGCGAATTCTTCTAATGTCCAAACACCATACAAGAAATTTATAGCTCTATGTTTGTTCTTTACAGGACGTGCCATTTCATTCGCTCCTTTCGTGAATTTCCAATTCTAAAATTTCAATGATGTTTTTTCTAACTTTCGACGCTTCGCGCTTGCCGTTTATAATATCTGACAAATACGGATTGCTAATATTCAATGTCTTCGCTAAATCAGATTGTTTCATATTAATTGCTTTTAATTTTGCGTAAACCGCAACCGCAAAACGCTGATGTTCTACTGACATGTTGTAGCTCCTTTCTATAATTTGTTTAATAATCTTATGTGCTGTGCCGAGGCTTCTAGTCTATATTTTGGGTCAACATCTGAGAACATAATCTCCTCTAAAAAATCTAGTTGTCGATTGTATCGTTCTTTCTTGTCCAATTTGACAGTAGGTTCTTTTAGTACGGTGATAATACGTGAGGCACCTTGTCCTGAAATTTCAATATGTCCTCGGGATTTGAGTTTTGAAATGGTTACTTTTGCATGATTCTCTTGTATTTCACAGAAATTAGCGATATCTGAATTGGTTGCTTTAGGGTTTTCCATTAAGTAAAATATGATTTTATCGTTTAAAGTCATTATTGTTATCCTTTCTTGTTTAGTTTTTCACATGTTATAATTTATCGTGAAAGCGAGGTGATATTTGAAGTGAACTTTTTCATATACAAACGTCTTTTAACCGCAATGGTTTTTAAAAAGGTAAGAATAAAAGACACATATAAACATCTCGATATTATTATCGAAAATGAGTGGCTAAGTAGAGTGCCAGATGGTACATATAGTGAGGTCATGGAATTCCCTATGCCAAATTACAGTGATTATTATGTGATAACAGTAGAAGGCAAATCTCAATTGTTCACCTTTGAATCTAAGGTAGTGACATGGGCTATTTCAATATCTGCTCTTATAATCAGTGTTATAGCATTGTGGCGCTCTCATTGATTAACAGTGGACATTTTATCAGGATCTGTAAATTACAACTATCAATGAAATTATCGAAACTATAAGCGAACTACGTGTCAATACGAATGTTATGAAATCGTGCCATTCTTCAATCTCTTCATTTGATGGATATGGTCTTTTATTAAAGTTTGGTCTTTTAGGTATTTTCATTACATCATTCTCCTTTCTATCTAATTTGCTAATTATTTAGCATAATGTTGACAAATTTTAAACTTTAGTGTAGAATCTAGACATAGCTAAATAAGCATACAATTGAGCCATAAATCGTTGGGGAACGAGTATTTTATAGGTTTATTCGTTGACTCGTTTAGCTAAATAATTAGCTTATGAACATAGTATATTAAACTTTAAGTTAGATGTCAACCATTTTCTTTATTAAAATTTAAATTGTTCATAACCAATATGAAAAGGTGTATGATATGACTACATTTGATAGGGTGAAATTTTTAGCCGAGAAACAAAAAATTAGCATTGTTGAACTAGAAGAAAAACTGGGATTTGGTAGGAATTCACTTTATTCCTGGAAGAAAAAAATCCCAAACGGAGAAAGTTTAAAAAAAGTAGCTGATTATTTCAATGTTTCTACAGATTATCTTTTAGGTAGAACTGACAACCCCTATGTCGACAACGACATCCCTCAAGAAGCGGCAACACTTGCAGCTCACATTGATCCCGCTGCCACAGAAGAAGATATGAAAAAAATTCTTGAGTATATTGACTTAATTCAACAAAAATATAAATAAGAAATGAGATGTATGTATGTGGTTAGATAAATACAGAGAGCAATATCCTGAGCTGACTATCATTGAAGATAAGAACATGGAGCAGGTTCACAAAGGATTATACTATAATAGTAGAATATTCGTAAATCCTCAACAAAATGATATTGAAATGCGCTGTACATTAGCAGAGGAAGTTGGACATCATCATTTGACTGTTGGTAATATTATTAAACAAGAAACAGTTAATGATAGAAAACAGGAAAATCTTGCTAGAAATTGGGGCTATGAGTCACTAGTACCTTTGCGTAAAATTATTGATGCTTATTATGAAGGTTTTACTGAGTACTACGAGGTTGCGGATTTTTTAGAAGTTACAGAAGAATTTTTAAAACATTCTATCGAGTATTATAAAAGTAAGCATGGGAACGTTGTAGAATGCAATGGGTATATAGTTATTTTCAGGAGTAGTATTCAGATTGTAGCCTGTTAGGCACTCATGCTATAAGTTTTAGATAAAATTAAATAAAGGGAGAGAATGAAAATGTGGAGTTTTGGATTGTTATTTTTAGCCAGTTTGATAGTTAGTATAGTTTTCTTTGTATTAGCAATTAAGAAAAATGATAGATCAAAAAAATTAATGAAAGGTATAACTTTTTTAGCCATTAGTTATACTTTATGGCTTTTCGTTGCAGATATCTCTGACAGTAATTTTTTCATAATATTTTCTTTTTGGATCATCGCAATGGCATTGATTTATATATTTTTATTACTATTGTCTGGAAAAATGAATTTTAAAAAGTATCAACATATATCTAAGTTAGCTGTCATCCCCTTATCGTTTTTATTCTTTTTAGGTGGCGTTTTTATTGCTACTAATACTGATGCCCCAAAAAAAGAAACTCCTAAAAAACAAGAGGCTTCCTCAAATACAAATTATTACGGAGAAAATAAGGATACAAACTATGATGATGTAAACGACACTAGTTCTGCAAGTGATGAAGATTTCGAAAAAAGCCTTCCAACATTAAACAAAAAAAACAATATAAATGCCATAGAAGATATGCAAAATAGCATAAGAAATACTTTAATTCCATCTATCAATAATGATATTAAAAATGATGATAGCAGTAATTTAAAACAAGAGTTAACTGTAATTAGTAATTTAAGTGACGAAAGTTCTGAACATTCGAGCTCAATGCTTAGCGACGTTAAGTCTGATAAATATTCTGACGCAGCATATGATTATTGGAAAGAAGCAATAACTACTCTCGCATCAATTGAAGATTACGTAAACGAGCAACTCGATGGTGCCAAAGATATTGATTACTATTATAACCAGTTCGAGATTGCATTGGAATCCTTGGATGATAGCTATACGAATGCAATTAAAACATTAACAAACTAAAAAAACGCCCTCCCCGCAAGAGACAAGCGTTTTAAACACACACATAGGAGTATGCAAATATATTTTAACATAGTTTGCTGTACCCTTCAAAAGAACATACGTTCCAAATCAAAGAGGTGGTGCTATTAATGAAAATTAAAAAGTTAAAAAATGGAAAATACGCCGTTCGTTTGCGCATCAAAGTCGACGGTGAATGGAAAGAAAAGCGTTTGACAGATACAAGTGAAACAAACTTAATGTATAAAGCGTCTAAATTATTAAAACAAGCTGAACATGATAGTAGTTCTTTAAAAGAGTGGAAATTCAAAGAGTTTTACGAATTATTTATGAAAACTTTTAAAGAAGGTAAAAGTAGTCAATCAACAATTAATTTATATGACTTAGCTTATAATCAATTTGTTGATTATTTTGGCGAAAAAAGAAAACTTAATTCCATAGATGCTGTGCAGTATCAACAATTTATTAATCATTTATCTGTAGACTATGCAATATCCACTGTAGACACCCGGCACCGCAAAATTAGAGCGATTTTTAATAAAGCTGTCCATTTAGGCTACATGAAGAAAAACCCAGCCATAGGCGCTCATATAAGCGGACATGATGTGGCAAAAACAAAAGCACAATTTATGGAAACCGACAAGGTTCATTTACTATTAGAAGAACTTGCAAATTTTCATTCTATATCACGAGCAGTTATCTTTCTAGCAGTGCAAACAGGTATGAGGTTCGAAGAGATTATTGCACTAACAAAGAAAGATATTAATTTCGCTAAACGTTCTATAACAGTCAATAAAGCGTGGGATTATAAGTACACTAATACATTCATTGATACCAAGACAAAAAAGTCACGTGTGATCTATATTGATAACTCCACCGTTCAATATTTCCAGTCTTATCTTACATGGCATACTGATTATATGAAAGAACATGATATACAGAATCCGTTGATGTTATTATTCATCACTTACCACAATAAGCCCATTGACAACGCGTCATGTAATAAAGCTTTGAAGAAGATATGTAATACAATTAATTCTGAACCAGTGACATTACACAAGCTACGACATACGCATACCGGCTTATGTGTAGAAGCTGGTATGGATATAATATATGTCGCGGATAGGCTTGGTCATGATGATATTAATACAACATTAAAATACTATAGTCATCTAAGTTCTAATTTGCGTCAACATAATCAGTCTAAAGTAGATGCTTTTTTCACACTAAAAACAGACGAAAACACCACAAATTTTGCCACAAATGCCACAAAAACGACGGAATAA